GATTAAATCCAAATATTATCTATAATAACAATTTAAAATACAATTTTTTTTTTGGTTTATATATTTTAAGTCCTAAATTTAAATATGAATTATAATTCAAATTTATACATAACGATCTAAAGAATACTTCGAATTAAATGGCATTTCATTATATCGACACCATTGAATCGCATTACGATTTTGTATCATTTCATAAAAACTAAAAATATCAGAATTAGATTCCATATCACCAATTCTTTCATTTCTATCCATATCTCTTATTAAACTTAATATATCACTAATATTATCTATTTGAGATGGAATAAATTTATTATTATGATATTCAATTTGTAATTTAATATCATTATTACAATATTCATTTCTAAATATTGACGAAACAAATGATCCCTTTTTCGTTTTTTTATATTTACCATCATTTAATACTGATTTATAGCGAATCGCATTATTTGATACCGATAAAGATGTTTTATGCAATTTACTTAATTCCTTTTTTGTTATACCTTTAAAGCCTAAACAAACAACATATCTCTCTGAATTTGCTGGACGACTTGTTAAAGGTTTGGTTATAAAAACCTCTTTATAATAAATTGATAAAAGAGCAAATAATTGACATGTTGGTAAAGTAAACATATCATAAATTTTTAAAATAAAACATCCACCTTTCTTTTGAATAGATAAAGCACAAATAGCTTCATTATAAAATAATGGAAAATGTAATTGTTCTTTAAAATTTTCATCCTCTACTGATATTGAATATCCACCATCAGCTGTAACAATATCTACTTTTTGATTCCCCTCAGTAACATAATTACAAAAATATTCTAAAACTTCGTAATTCATTAAATCCCCATCATGATTTTTATCTTCATCACCATATGTTAAAATAACTTTATCATTTTGAAAAAACTTGTTATTCCATTTAGTTATATTTTGAGTACCATCACGCAAAGTAATTCCATATATTTTTGTTGGTTTATTACAACGATATTCTAAAATACTTTGTAAAAAACCACCTGGACCTTCTGCTAAAGTTACACAAGTTAAGGGATCATTACTGCAAATATTCATTTTTTTTCCATATATTCTCATAATCTCCCACAATTTAAAAAATGAACGACTATAAACATCTTGATACATTGGAATTTTTGTTTGGTTCATTTCATCCAATACAGAATATTTCATATTATATGGAATTCGTTTTAAATAAGGGTGCTTATCACATATATATTCATAATCATTTGTTAAATTACGACAAAAATACCATTTTTTTGAATCAATTTGGTCTATCTGACTTTTTATTTTTATTAAATCGTTATATAAATCACTATTCATTATAGGAACTAATGGTTCTTCGGAATAAGAGATTTCACACGAAATCTTAAATTTTTTTTTTTTCAATTCACTCATATTTATTAAAATATAAAATATTAGTTTTATTAATCATATTAATTTTCAATTTTAATGAATTTTTTTTTTTATATACTAATTATATATAAAACAAATGGTTGCTTCTCATATTCTTAACTTTTTACGTGTTGACGATAGCAAAACAATAATTCTTAACTTATGTACAGCAATTGGAGCATGGGGTGGATTTCCAGATGCTCCAGCTATTTTCACTAGAACTGTAGAATCATATCCAATGCTCAAATGGGTTCTCTTATGTGTTCTTATCTTTCAAGGTGGTGGCGAACAAGATTTTCAACTTGCTGTTGAACTTACAGTTATCATCTATTTCATTTATAATATCCTTGAATCATATGAACAAAGCAAACAAGAATTATTTTAAACAATTGAAAATTTAAAAACATATATTTTTACAATTTATTATAAAATATAAATTAATTTATATTTTATAATAAATGAAATATTTATAAAATATAGTGAAATAACTACTATCAGTCCAATTCCTTGCGGATTGCTAATCATAAGTTACACATTAGAAATAGAAATTCCGAAGATTTAATTTACTAGATAAAAACATTATTTTAAATATTTATTGATATAAATTATAATATATAGCATATTTTAAAAATTTTTTTTTTTCATTAAATACAATATAATAATATATAAAATTTATATTTACTAAATTAAGATTAGGAGTATTGATTTAGTTAATATAAATAATTTTCTAAATATAATATATTTATCATTTGCCGATGTCTAATGAATTTAAAGATAATCGTGAGAAATCCCCAAATTCTCGATATGTTAAATTAAATCAGGATAAAATAGGACAAGGGGGTCAAAAAAAGGTATTTAAAGCATATGATACGATAAAAGGAATTGAAGTAGCATGGAATGAAATCGATGTTTCACCATTTGATTCAAAGATACAAGAACAAATTTATAAAGAAATTGAAATTCTACAAAAATGTAATAATCAATGTGTATATATCATTAAACTATATCATAATTGGATAGATAATTCAAGAGAAAAGATTATATTTATTACTGAAATAGCAACATCTGGAAGTTTAAGAGAATTTGTAAATAAAGTTAAAAATATTAAATTACGAATTATTAAAAAATGGACGAAACAAATTCTATATGGAATTAAATTTTTACATGATAATGATATCATTCATAGAGATATAAAATGCGATAATATATTTATTAATGGTAGCACTGGAAATATTATTATTGGAGATTTTGGATTAGCAAAAAATATGGAAAATAATATTACTAAAACAATACTTGGAACTCCTGAATTTATGGCACCAGAAATATATAATGAATGTTATGATAAACGAATTGATATTTATTCATTTGGAATGGCTTTACTTGAAATTACTTCAGGAAAAACACCATATTCGGAATGCGATACAATCCCTAAAATTTGGAAAAAAGTTATCAATGGTATTAAACCAAAAATTATATCAAGAATAAAACATAAAAAATTAAAAGATATTATTGAAAAATGTATATGTAATAATTCAAACAGAATTACTATCGATGAATTACTTCAAAATGAATTTCTTAATAGTATTGAAGATGATGATATTGAATCATTTTTATATGATAAAGATGAAATTATCAAAAAAAAAAAAAATATAACCAGAAATGAAAAAAAAATAATTCATGATGCAGAACTAGAGGCTCAAAAAATTATTAAAAAAGCTAGAAAAAAAGCAAATAAAATTATTAAAAAAGCAAAAATAATTGCAACTACATCTTCTGATGAAACAAATCAAAATGATGACCCCAAAAAATATAAAATTATTCAAACAAATCATAAAACTTCCAGTAAAAAAAACACAGAACAAAATATTGAAAAACTTATTGAAAAATCAATCAATAGTATAAGTAGTAATAAAATTGTTATTTAATTACAAATATAATTTTGATAAATCTATATACGCTTTTGATATTCCGGTAATAAATAATTTACTATTTTTTCATGACCAACCTGAATTGTTGGATCTATATATATTTTAAAACCTTTTTTTAATACCGTTTGACACCAACCAACATCCTCAGAAGCAAATTCCTTTATAGGTTGCCCATTTTCGGTTTCACCAAATGTTTCCCAAATAGGACGAAACCAAGGATATTCTAATGATTCAAAAACACCTTTCTTTACTAAAATCCATCCAAAACCAGTATACTCCACATTCATTAATTTATTTGGATTTTCTTTAATCCATTTATTTACAATATCTGGTGTTAAAAATTCAAAATATCCATTCTTTTTATAAAAATCTTTATCCCATTTTGGAACCGTAGCATATCTAGTACCACCATCCATAAGATACAAACCACTCACAATATCCTTATTTGCTGCTAATAATTTTACAAAATCTTCAACAGAAAATACCTGGTCACTATCTATCCACATCAAATAATCATAATTTAATTGACCACCAAATGGATTTTGCTTGACACCCATTTGAACATTCCCCCCTAAACACTTATTTCTTACATAATAAACATTACTATCTGTTCTATTTGACACAATTAATTGAATTTGATGAGTCGCACAATATTGAACTATTCGTGTCCACCCCAATAAAAATTTATTAGAAAATGGACTACCCGGTAAACAAAATACAACAGTTATTGGTTTTCCCAAAGGATTAACTATTATTTTTGTATTTTTCCGAATTGCTCGTCTATTTTTACGCATATTACCTAATTTTAAAGGTTTATCTAATTTAATTTTTAAATCTGGATTAAACATATTATATTATTTTATATAATATTATATGTTTATTCATAATTAAACATATTCTTAACATATATTAAAAAAGTCTTTTTCTTTTTCTTCTTTTTTATATCTCTTTAATTCGCGAACTGCTTTTACAGCACTGAATAGTGACACATAAATATATTCATACATTCCTTTATTACTATTATTGCGAAAATCATCTATAAATCCCAAATTCGAATAAATTCTTGTTGGAGAATATTTTACTAACATAAAAATTAAGGCAGTTATTAAATCATCAGCTGTTAAATCTGGACATTTCTTTCCTATTAGATTTACTAAATGGACAATCGATTTCAATTTCTTACCAGGTGTATACGATTGTTCAAAATGTTTTAAAAACATTTTATATTTTTTACTAACTGGTAGTTTATTACGAATATTCCTTATATCTTTGGGCAAATGTCGTCTTATTTTAATACACTTTTTATAAAATTTCTCATCCTCTTCGTAAAATTTATCATAATACGCATAAATTACATTATTATATACATTTGTAAATACATAATTTTCAATTGTATTAAAACATACCTCCCTATCCTCACTATCCATATATTTAAAAACATGCCCAAATGTTTTACATAAATATTTTGAATAATTCTGAGCATCCTTTATTGTCATTAAATTATTGTAATTTTTTTCTATAAATAATACCCTACGCTCTTTGTAAAATTCCATTAACTTTAAATTTAATTTACCTAAACTATTATCACTATCTGACTTTAAAACCTGTTTTATATATCTCCTTATATCTTTTTTAAAACATACCGGTAATACAAAAATTGGACAATTATCACTTTTTATAAAATCACTATAAAATTTACGCCATTTTTCATTATCCTTTCGTTCGGATATTACCATATTAAGATATATCGCTTGTTCAGTTAATCGTCTTGATATATCTCCTACAACTAAACCAGTGGCACTAGCACTTGCTATAACCGAACCAAGTCCAAATTTTGTAGCAATTAAACCTGTAGATATAGTCGGACCTAAAACTGGACCAGCTATAACCGCACCAATTATACTTCCAGCAACTGGAACACCAATCTTTATTAAACCATAACTATCATTATTCATCTTTTCTTCTTCGATTTCTTCCATTAATTTATATTCATTATTCATATTGTGTGTTACTTAAAATATATATTTTTAATTTTAAATAAGAATATTTAATATAAAAAATATATCTTTTAATTTTTATTTATTAATGACAACGACTACCGGGAACATATAAATATGGAGGACGAATACATTTAGCTTCTCTTGGTTTTGAATTATCATGAGGATGACCAGGATGAAAATACTCCTTTATTTTATAACATAGAATGATAATTATGATAAAAATTATTAGGTAAATATATTTATTTATTTTTTTTAAAATTTCTTGATACATATATTCAGTATATATTATATCTATATAAAATTGAAAATTTTATTATTTTTTAACAAATTATATTACAATGATTAATTGTCCGATATGTTTAGAAAATTCTAAATCCTTTGTAACATTCGAATGTAAACATAATCTATGTTTACATTGTTTCCAACAATGTATTTCACACAATTTAGTTAAATGCTCAATGTGTAGAAAAGATATACCCGAAATTAATAATTTTCTAAAATATATAAACAATTTAAAAACTCAAATTGAAGATTTAGAAAACAATATTAGCAATATTATAGATGAAGTTGAAGAATTACAAGAACAAATATTAAATGTTGAAGATGAAAAAGAAGAACTTGAAGATAGATTAGAAGAATTATGGGCACAAATCAATTAATTACAAATCACCAGCAATTTTTAATAAATATTTATCAACATTTCCTGCCATATTTGGACACGTAGCAGACACTTTCTTTGATGACTTATCTTGAATATCTGTAACTTTCTTAGCAAATTTATGTATATCTACATTCATTATTGCTTTAATATCATTATCACTGGCTATATCTCGTAGAGCAAAAAGATAAGCTGCACCATAATTAGAGTGTAAAAGAGCAATAAGCGGATTCTTATCTTGTTCTGCTGCTGCTGTATAACGAGCAGATTGTCGTAATAATGTCTTTACAGCATTAATTTTAAATTTATCTTCTAAATTAGGTGGTGTATTTTGCCACATTTCAATATCTTTTAAATTTGCCATTATTTTTATAATATATTAAAACATAATAAGTTAAGTATTTACTATATTTAATATTTATTATTAACATGGTATCATCTAATATACTTATTATTGGCTCTGGAGCAAGAGAACACTCTGTCGCCCTTAAACTTGTTGAATCTAAATGTACTTTATACTGTATATCTACTTTCAAAAATCCAGCATTATTTAAATTATGTAAAAATTATTTTGTTATATCTAATTTAAACAATAGTGAAATTATTAACACATGTATTAATAATAATATTGATATGGCATTTGTTGGTCCTGAAAAACCATTGTCTAATGGTATTGCTGATGAATTAAAAAAAAAAAATATTAAATGTATTGGACCTACTAAAAATTTTGCTAAAATTGAATGGAGTAAAACATTTACAAGAAATCTTATGAATAAATTTAATATGACTCAATATATGCCAGAATTTCACCCATACAAAGACGAAACATATAAAACATTTATTCAAAAATGGACAAAACAATTCGTTATTAAAATAGATGGATTAAAAGGTGGAAAAGGTGTATTTGTGTCAGGTGATCATTTTAATACTGATGAAGAAGGTATTGAAATTTGTCAAAAACTTATTCAAAATAATGAACAATTTCTACTTGAAGAAAAATTAGTAGGTGAAGAATTTTCCCTTATGAGTTTTTGTGATGGCGTTACTCTAAAACATATGCCACCCGTCCAAGATTATAAAAGAGCATATGCTAATGATAAAGGACCAAATACAGGAGGAATGGGAACTGTATCTGGAAAATTAGATTTTCTCCAAAAAAATGATATTACTATCGCACAAACAATTAATACTGAAATTTTACACGCTCTTAATCTTGAAATTCAAGATAATTATGGATATAAGGGAATATTATATGGTAGCTTTATGAAAACGAATTCTGGAGAAATAAAAGTTATTGAATATAATTGTCGTTTTGGTGACCCAGAATCAATTAACGTATTAAGTTTATTAAAAACATCATTATTTGATATATTTGATTGTATTATTAATAAAACTCTTTCTGAAATAGATATTCAATTTGATAATCTTTGTACTATTTGTAAATATTTAGTTCCAGAAGGATATCCTAATAAACCGGTTAAAAATCAAAAATTTACTATTAATAATTCAATTGATTATAACACTTTACGATTCGCAAGTGTTGATTGGAACAATAATGAATATATTGAAAAGGGATCTAGAACTATTGCAGTTATTGGTAAAGCAGATTCATTTGAAGAAGCAAACGAGATTGTTGAAAAAAATATATCACTTATATCTGGACCATTATTCTATCGTAAAGATATTGGACATAAATTTTATAAAAAACAAATATCATACAAAGATTCAGGAGTTGATATCAATAAAGCAAACACTATTGTATCAAATATTGGGAAACATGTTAAAATGACTTATAATGAACATGTTACTAGTAAATTTGGCTCCTTTGGAAGTTGTTTTCAAGTTGATAATACTACTTTAGTTTCATCTACTGATGGAGTTGGTACAAAATCAATACTAATTGAGCAATTACTTGGAGAAAAGGGTTTAATCAATCTAGGACAAGATATTGTTAATCATTGTGTTAATGACATTTTAGTACAAGGAGCAAAACCATTATTCTTTCTTGATTATTTCGCTGCGGGAAAATTAAAACCAAAATATGTTGAAAATTTTGTTATGGGAGCAGCATTAGCATGTAAAGATGTTAATTGTGTATTAATTGGAGGAGAAACCGCAGAAATGCCTGGTGTATATAATGTTGATAGTTTTGACATTGTTGGAACTATTGTAGGAATGATTGATGAACATGGAATGATTGATGGGAAAAATGATGTTAAAGAAGGTAATCATATTTTAGCACTTGAATCAAATGGGGCACATACAAATGGATATTCTCTCATTCGTAAAATTTTTGAAATTTCAAAACCACCTCAAAATATTTTAGAAGATGCTTGTAAAATTCATAAATGTTATTATAAAGATGTAAAAAAAATTAGAGATGAAAATATTAAAATTAATGCTTTATGTCATATTACTGGTGGAGGTCTTATTGACAATCCTGTTAGAGTTTTACCTTCACATCTAGGAATTAATTTTAATAAAAATACTTGGAAATTACCTGATTTATTCCAATATATACAAGATACTGGAAATATTAATGATACAGAAATGTATAAAACATTTAATTGTGGAATTGGTTTATTAATTATTGTATCTCCAAATATTTCTAAACAAATTATTGAGTTATTTCCTGAAAATTATTGCTTCCAAATTGGAGAAATTATTAAAACAAATACTGAACCACGAATTAACTTTATTACAACTTAGAAACTTTCTATATTTACTATATTTTTATCTAAAAAATAATTATTTAAATAACTTTTATATATTTAATTAATTAAGTATTTCAACTTAATTTTTAAACATAGTAAAATTTAACTTATGTCTTATAAACCTTCCATAATTGTATTAATTTCCGGAAACGGAACTAATTTACAAGCTATTATTGATTCTGTTAACAATAATAGCTTATATGCAAATGTAGTTGCTGTTGTCTCTCATAAAGAATGTAATGGATTACAAAGAGCTGAAAAAGCAAATATTCCATCTGTATTACTTACAACTAATAATGAAGAAAGACATGTTTATGATACTCGTCTTGCAAAATTAGTTAAAACATATAATCCTGATATTGTTGTATTAGCAGGGTGGATGAGAATTTTAACAAATAATTTTATATCACAATTTGACAATATTATTAATTTACATCCGGCATTACCTAAAACTTTTGTTGGAACTAATTGTATTGAAAAAGCATATAACGCATTTCAATCTGGAAAAATTAAATATACTGGTGTTATGGTACATCACGTTATCGAAGAAGTTGATGGAGGAAAAGTTATCGCAACTTCAAAAGTTCCTATTCACCAAAATGATAGTTTAAAAGATTTATCGGACAGATTAAGATCTATTGAAAAGGGTGTTCTTCTTCAAGGAATACAATCTTGTATTTCAGAAATTATATCTCAAAATATTGATAATAGATTGAAAAGTGTAATTAATGGAAAAGTTAGAGATTATCATGATATCGGTTATGACCTTATGCTATTTAATCATAGTGATAGACAAAGTGCTTTTGATAGACAAATTTGTAATATTCCTGGAAAAGGTAAGTTATTAAATTATATTAGTTGCTGGTGGATGAATCAAACACAACATATTATTCCAAATCATATTAAATATTATAATGACCATATTTTGATAGCACAAAAAACTACCCCATTTAAAATAGAAGTAGTTATCAGAGGTTATATCACAGGGTCTACAAAAACAAGCTTATGGACACATTATAACAAGGGAAGTCGCGAATATTGTGGTATTTCTTTTCCAGATGGATTAGTAAAAAATCAAAAATTAGATGAACCTGTTATTACGCCTACTACAAAAGGCGAAGTTGATATTCCAGTATCAAGACAACAAATTGTTGATATGGGATATATGACTAAAAATGAAGTTGATTTTGTATTTGAAAGAGCAATGAACTTGTTTAAATATGGACAACGTAAAGCAAGTGAAAGAGGTTTAATTTTAGTTGATACTAAAATGGAATTTGGGAAAAAAGATGATGGTTCTATTATACTTATTGATGAACTATTTACTTGTGATTCTAGTCGTTTTTGGATGCAAGATACTTATCAACAAAGATTTGATAACGGACAAGAACCACAACGATTAGATAAAGATGCTGTTAGAAATTATATCAGAACTTTATGCGATCCATACAATGAACCTATTCCAGAAGTACCAGTTGATAAAATTCAAAGTGTTAAAAAATGTTATGAAAATCTATATGTCCAACTTTCAGAAGATAATATTTGTGATGATTTTTACAATTATAAATCAGAACAATATTATATTGATGATTATTTTAATAATTATCATGATGCTACTGCTGTAATTATTGCTGGTTCTACTAGTGATCAAAAACACGTTGATAAATTACAAAATGCTTTAAAATCTTCTCAAGTTTATTCTACTGCTTATGTTTCTTCGGCACATAAATCTACTAAAGATGTTTTAAGAATTATACAAAAATATCAAGATAGAAGAATCGTATGGATTACTGTTGCTGGCAGAAGTAATGCTTTATCTGGTGTTATTGCTGCAAATACTTCTAAACCAGTTATTGCTTGTCCACCTTTCAAGGACAAAATGGATATGTTTACTAATATCAATTCCACTTTACAAATGCCTTCTAAGGTTCCTGTTATGACAATTTTAGAACCGGGTAATGTAGCATTAGCTGTTAACAGAATATTCGCATTATAATTTTTTACTATATTTATATAATTAATATATCACCACCACCATCATTATTACCATCATTATTATCATCTCCATTTTCAAATATATTATAAGATTCTAATATATCAGAATTTTTCTCAAATTCAATCTTTTCTGGTAATAATTTTTGTATATCTGACGCAAATTTTGATATATGCTCTTGAACCATTTTACCATAATCATCTTTATCCTTATTATATAAACGTGCGGCATCTGTATTATAAGGATCACCAGCATTTGGATTACGTAATAAATCTGGAATAAATTCATTTAATATACTTAATAAATCATATACTGGAGACCAATCCTTACTTAAAAAATTTAAACAAATCGCACCAGCTTTTGATTCAACATTCGGATGATATATATAATTACAAAAAGATACAAGTGGTCCTTTATATGGATATTGGGGAGGAAAACGGATTCGTAGTTTCCAAATACCATTTCTATAATATGAATCCTCTGGACCATGAAATATAACAAATATTTCATCTAAACTACCTGCTGAAAAATATAGTTGATAACCATTACTCATCAACTTTTTTACATCCAGCATAATTCTACGATTATGAACATTAAAACCTGACATAATTCTCTTCGTATAAATTAAGTAAATAAATAAATTTGTGTATAAAAATAAAAATTAGTTAAATATAAATTATTTTTCATATAAAAATTGACAAATAATTTATATTATAAAAGATGAATGTTTATATTATTAAATGTCAAAATACAAATTTTTATAAAATTGGTGTATCTGATTATATCGAAGATAGATTAAAAAATTTACAAACTGCAAATCCAACAAAATTAATATTAATATCTGGTTTTATTTGTAAAGAACGATTCAAATTAGAAAAAATTATTCATAAAGAATATGAAGATAAAAGAAAAATTGGCGAATGGTTTGAAATTAATGATATACCAAAATTAGAAAAATTTATACGTAATCAAGCATTTATTCTAAATAATGCTTATTATACTTGTGTATATTGTGAATTTAGAACAATATACAAAACAACTTTCGAATTACATACAAAAAAATGTAAGAAATGTAAGAAATGTACCGAAATTGATACTACTGAAATTGATACTACCGAAATTGATACTACCGAAATTGATACTACCGAAATTGTAGATAAAGGAAAACCATTTGAATGTCCTAATTGTCATCGTATTTTTACACGACTTTATAACTTAGAAAGGCACTTAAAAAAAAAAAATAAATGTATAAAAGTTGAAAAAATAGAAGAAAAAAAAGAAGAAGGAGTTAAAAAAGAAGAAGGAGTTAAAAAATTTGAATGTAATTATTGTAATAAATCGTATAAACAAAAATGTCATCTAACACGACATCTAAAAACTTGTAAAATAAAAAAGGAAAAACAAAAACAAGAAGAAATACAAAAAGAGAAAGAAGAAATAGTACTAAGACAAAAATTAGTAAAAGAATTGAATATAAATTATAATAAATTATTAAAAAAAACAGAAGTAAAAGAAGAAGAAATAAAACAAGCATTATTAGAATTGGAAACCGAAAAAATGAAACTAATAAGAAAGATTAGAGACAGAGTTTCAAGGATAGAAAAATAAGAGTTTTAATATTTTTAAGACTGCCCAGTCAACGCCCACAGTTTTTGACTCGAAAGTCGTGATTTGGGCGTTGACTGAAACCGACTTAAAAAAGCCCCTTTTTGACCCCTCTCTATTCAAAAAGTAAGACTGATCAGTATAGTCCCAAATGCAACAAAATAAAACTTTTTCTAGAAAAATTTATAATAAAAAAAAAAGTTTTTTTTTTTATTTTTTTTTTTTTTTTT